TTTTCTAGTCCAACAGATCCGGGCCAAAATAGGTAATTATAAGACACAAGATATAGAAAAAGATAAATATAACCCAGATCTATTTATCCGCATAGACCAGGTTCTCTATAAACTCCGGGAATGCGCCCTCGCATGTTATTATTGTAAACAGAAAACCAATATCCTATATGAATATGTGAGAGAACCTAGACAATGGACCCTAGAACGTATAGATAATTCTATAGGACATACGGGAGGGAATGTTGTAGTCGCCTGTCTCTCATGTAACTTGAGGCGAAGAACCATGTATCACGAACGTTTCCTTTTTACGAAAAATTTAGTGATTGAAAAAACAATATAGATATTTCCTGTCATATAGTGTACCCTCTAATGAATATGGAAGACGAAATGTATGTGACCAAACGTAACGGGAATCGAGAACTTATGTCCTTCGATAAAATTCTCACGAGAATTAAAACCACGGGCCAGAATCTCAAAGTGAATCATACGGCACTCGCACTCAAGGTCATAAATCAACTATTTGACGGTATTTCCGCTACCAAAATCGACGAACTCTCCGCAGAACAGTGCGCCTCGATGTCGTCGATCCACCCCGATTATAATGTTCTCGCAGGGCGTATCATCATTTCGAACCACCATAAAAATACGACGTCTTCTTTCACCCAAGTCCAAACCCGACTATACCAATATCTGGATAAACACGGCCATCATTCGCCACTCGTATCCCAAGAACTCTACGAATTCGTCCAATCAAATAGTCAAATACTAGATGATCTATGTGACTATCAGCGAGACTATTTGATCGACTATTTCGGGTTCAAAACCTTGGAGAAATCGTATTTATTTAAAATCAACGGGAAAACAGAGGAACGCCCACAGCATATGTGGCTTCGTGTAGCGATCGGGATCCATGGGGATAATATGGATAAGATTAAAGAAACCTATTTCTATATGTCAAATAAATACTTCACTCATGCTACACCGACTTTATTCAATGCGGGTACGCCGAAACCCCAACTCTCGTCGTGTTATCTTTTGGCCATGGAAAAAGATAGTATCGAGGGGATTTATAATACTGTCAAGGACTGTGCCCTCATATCCAAATTCGCCGGAGGCATTGGGCTACATATCCATAATGTGAGAGCCAGGGGGAGTCATATCCGGGGAACAAATGGGTCGTCCAACGGAATTGTCCCTATGTTACGCGTTTTCAATAATACGGCGAAGTATGTCGATCAATGTGTCTACCCGAAAACGCCGATTTATACCACAGAAGGTCCAATAGAAATCCAGAATTGTATTATAGGACAAACCGAGGTCTTCAATCTCACTGGCGGTACAGAGGTCATACAGAATGTATTGGAACACTATTACGAGGGGGATATTCTCAAAATAGGCACGGATTTTTCCCGATATGATTTAGAAATAACCCCCCAACATCCGATTTATATTTTACGCGACGGAGATAAAGAACCTCAATGGATAGAGGCCGGAGAAGCCAGGGTCACTGATCAAATTGTTTATTCTATTCCGAAATATGAGAAAGATATCGAGAACATAAAGGACGACGACTGTCGTATGTATGCCTTTTTACTAAATTATGGGGCGATTGAAAATGGTATTTATCATATCGATACGGATAATACGCAACTAGATGTTGAATTTGTAAAGAATTATTTAGATAGTCATTTGGTCGCATACGAAATAACTGATTTTCAAGACGATCATCATAATATAGATTTCCAAAGAATCTCGTGGAAACCCGCACTACAATTACCCTTCCGACATAATGATTTCTATAGTAAAAAACCGAATGAAAAACGTATTCACCCACGTTGGTTGAATTTACCTATCCATAAAATAGAAATATTATATTCGATCCTACAAGACTATCACATTTTGAAATACGCTTATACAGTAGAATTACAAAGACAGCTACAATATATAGAATTAAGACTCGCCCAAAAGATTCTACCTACGTTAACCGAATATGTAAATGAGGAAAAAAACCTCATATGTACCACTATTGTTTCTATTCAGAGAGCGTCATATAAAGGTATGCTATATGACCTTCAAATGAAAGACGAACATAATTACCTATTGGAGAACGGTCTCGTGCATAACGGCGGCGGAAAGCGTAATGGATCTTTTGCTATCTATTTGGAACCCTGGCACGCCGATATCCAGGCATTCCTAGAAATGCGGAAAAACCACGGCGATGAGGAACTAAAAGCCCGCGACCTCTTCTATGCCCTATGGATACCCGATCTTTTCATGGAGCGTATCAAGGCAGATGGCCAATGGACCCTTATGTGTCCCGACGAATGTCCAGGTCTCGCCGATGTTTATGGCGATGAATTCAAAGTCCTATATGAAGGTTATGAAAAGGCGAATAAAGGCCGCGAGACGGTAAGGGCACGCGATCTCTGGTTCCAAGTTCTCGATGCCCAGATGGAGACGGGGACACCTTATCTTTTATATAAGGATGCGGCGAATAAGAAATCAAATCAGAAGAATTTGGGCACTATTAAATCGAGCAATTTATGTGTTGCACCAGAAACTCAGATTCTCACTGACCGTGGTCATATAGAAATAGAATCTTTATGTGACCAAACGGTGAATATATGGAATGGCCAAGAATTCAGCGAAGTCGTCGTGAAAAAAACGGGCGAGAACCAAGAGTTAATCAATGTCTATACGGATGACGGTCTTAAATTGGCTTGTACGCCCTATCATAAATTCCATATCCAGGCCACTTATTCTATTTATTCAGAGGCAATAGTAGATGCCCAAGATTTAAAACCTGGGGATAAAATAATTAAATGTGAATATCCTATTATTGACGGAACTGATTTATATGATCCTATAAAAGACCGTCTTCCTTCCGATAATTGTCCTATAAAAATAAAACTCGATTGGTTTAATGCGTTTAAACAAGAAAACGGATATATTGAGAACGTAGATTATGATTTTTTAATACGAATCAAACTAATGTTACAGACGTGTGGTATAAATTCCAAAATAGATAGTTTATATGACAATGATGGTATTCAGTCATATAGATTGATATCCGATCTATCTTCTGATAAATCAAATTGCGAGTTCGTCAAAATATTGAAAATCGAGAACGAAAACCGTATTTCGGATACATATTGTTTTACGGAACCCAAACGCCATATGGGTATCTTCAATGGTATGCTTACTGGTCAATGCACAGAAATCATCGAATACTCGGATGATAAAGAATCCGCAGTTTGTAACCTGGCATCTATTGCCCTACCCACCTTCATCGTGAAGTCTGAAAATGGTACCCTATATGACTACGCCAAACTCCATGAGGTCACTAAAACAGTGACATATAATCTCAATCGAATTATCGACGTGAATTATTATCCCACGGAAAAGACCCGCCGTAGTAATATGCGTCATCGTCCTATAGGAATCGGTGTACAAGGCTTGGCCGATACTTTCATCCAATTGGGACATCCATTTGTATCCGACGAGGCGAAAGAGATCAATCGCGATATTTTCGAGACCATCTATCATGCGTCCGTAGAAGCCTCCATGGAAATGGCGCAAAAGGAGGGACCATACGAGACCTTCGCGGGTTCGCCCGCGAGTCAGGGTATCCTACAATTCGATCTATGGGACATTACGCCTAAGAAAGGCCGATATGATTGGGACGCCCTGAAGTCAGATATCAAACTATATGGCCTGAGAAATTCGCTTCTTTTAGCCCCTATGCCCACTGCATCCACTTCGCAGATCCTCGGGTTCAATGAATGTATCGAGCCTATTACGAGTAATATTTATAGCAGAAGGACCAATGCGGGTGATTTCGTCATTGCGAATAAATACCTTATGAACGATTTGATTGCGCTTGATCTATGGAATGAACAAATAAAGAATAATATTATTGCGAATAATGGGAGTGTTCAACAGATCGATATCATACCCCAGGAAATCAAGGACCGCTATAAGACAGTATGGGAATTACCGATGCGACAGTTGATTGATATGGCGGCTGATCGCGGGGCATTTATTTGCCAGTCCCAGAGTTTGAATTTATGGCTGGAGGATCCCACCTATGCGATGCTTACCTCGATGCATTTCTATTCGTGGTCGAAAGGTCTCAAGACGGGTATTTACTATTTGAGAAGGAGAGGTAAACACCAGGCGCAACAGTTTACCATAGAACCGGAGAAAAACACACAAGATCAAAGGGAAGAAGATGATATTTGCGAGATGTGTTCCTCTTGAGGGTCAGGGGAACCTACGGTTCCCCCCGAGCCCCCCTCCCTTAATAAAAACTGGTTCGGTAGGGTAGTGAAGTAGGTTATTACGATAGTGTCATATAAATATTATTTTTATATGACAATGATAGGCGTCCGATTAAAATATTATATATGACTTTTTGAGGTTTTCGATCCTCGGTTTTCGGTCCTCGGACCTCTCCTTTTTTATAAGCATAATATAGCAAATCACAAATGGCATCACATAAGACCCTCCTCTATTTAGGTGCATTTTTTATTCTATTTGACATGGTAATGAATTTCCCCTCCTATTCCGTCTCCTATTTCGGTATTCTCCTCGTTCTCATCGGATATTTCAAATGGAAAATCTACGGATTCATCATGTTTTTTATCTGGGTAGGTATTACCATCGAAATCATATATGACGTATTCCGCCTTGGCTACCGATTCTTCAAAAACCTAGCATCAAAAACCAAGGACAATTCGGACGCTGATAGCGAATCCGATGCCGATGAGGCAGAAGAAGCCCGCGAATTACTCGCCGTTTAGGTCATATAAAAAAATATGGTACTTACCTTATGTATGTCATATAGATAATATTTCTATATGACAATTTACCTTGCTCCCTTGCTTCGATTCTTTTTCGCCGTTAATGGCTGGAAGTTCCACCAACTAAATATTTCTACTATTACCTCTTTATTTGTCAAATCCTTATTTGCACATGGGCGAATATGGTCAATATCCCATCCATTCTGATTCCCTTCTTGTCTTTTTTTATGTGACCAAGATGCTGGATATTGTCGGTATAGGTTGAATTGGAAAAATCGTTTATCGCATCCTATATAATGATAATCATAAGTACGGATTTCTTCGTATTTATCAAAGTATCCTCTTAGAATAGGGAAAACGATTGCCTCATATAATTCGATATATTCTAGCGGAATTGGTTTTCCTTCATATTCCGGAATACCTAGTTTTTCTAATGCGTTTTTACTTATCTTCGATGTAAAGTCATAATCTTCTTTTGACAATTTTGGGAAATCGCGTTTATTTGTTCGGTTATAATGCGAAATCGCTCGATTAGGGTCACATACCATACATTTATTAAACGGTTTAAGCGTTCCCTTCGAACTCTCGCATGCACATGTTTTATATGGTTTTTTTCCTTGTTTATGTGCTACATTTTTTAACATATCGTTCAATATATCTATTTTTTCTTGTTTAGACAATTCACTTAGTCCTTTCAATTTATAATTGATAAATTTTTTTTTTGAGTATTTTTTTGGTATAGTGATACCATTTATATTTAAATATTGTTCTATCAAATTACGCAGTGAAAGTTGTTTAATCTGTTTCGGCGTTTTAATTGGCATTATGCTCCACTCGGCTTCGGTTTTATTTCATTTTACCATGGTCATATAGTATGATTATATGATCAATTTTATATGACAATCTACATGCATACTATGCACTTATACACCATATACCACCTACTATGAGAATAACACCGAGTACATGTATAGGGGTAATCGACTCCTCGATGAAAAGGAACGATACTAATAGTGCGAAAATCGGAGAACAAGAAATCGTCGCCGCTACAATATAGGAGTCGTATTTGAAAAGTACCAAATAAAGGAGACAATTCGCTAAAAATATGATGAATGATAATATCAAAATACTATACGAAGATCGCCAAGTAATACGGATCAAATCCTTCGATATATTTTCTATATGATAAAGCGAAAAAATGGCCGTAAATGCGAGAACCCCTAATGCCTCGCATAATAAAAGTGTCGTAATATTGACATCTTTCAAAATATATTTTACAAGACCTGGGATAATGCCATATAAAAAAGCGATGATTAAAGAAATCGCGATAAAACTATTCATTTATATATTTCGATATTTTTTGTGAATTACAATTGTGAAATTTGTGATTTATATGAAATTTAGAATTTCCCCTATATCCTCCCTTTTCGCCAATTTCATATAGGCACGTAGACAGACAACCGTATCCGTAAGAGAATTATGTAGGTTCTCTGGTATTTGACCAAAAAGCGTATCATACGTCTCCGATAATTTCGGATATTTGAGATAGGGTCCTCGTTTATTCGTACGTATAATATTACATAATTCTATCGAATTCTGTAATGTACAATATTCGTCGATGGGTTCTTCCTTCACAAAATTGAAGACATATAAATACCATATCCTTAACAGCGATTTTTCTCCACCTGCATTGAATATATTTCCAAAAGATATCGCTTTACCAGAAGAAGGTTTTTCCGTTTCGAAATATAAACGGGCGATCTCTAGGGCAATCATCTTTTTATCGAAATCGATATTATGTCCGACAATAATATCGGCTAATTTGAGAACCTGGAAGAAGTCATCGAGAACCTGTCTTATAGGTCTACCATTATCTACATCTTCCTGTACAATACCAGTCAACCGGGTTATTTCTTCGGTCACTTTGACTGGTATAGTTGGTTTGACGAAGGTATCGTATGTCATGATGAGATGTTTATCCATAGTGTCATATAGAAGAAAACTGAGTTGGAGAATATGGGGGAACGGAACGGTGTTTTTTATGAGCCCGGAGGTCTCTACGTCGAATACTAGTGCGAGTCTTGACATGATTTTATTTATATGACATATATGATACTTACTTTTCCAAATCAATTTCGGGGGCAGGGGAACCCATGGTTCCCCCTCCGACCCCCTCCTTCAAGTTGACTGGTGCGGTAGGTTACTACGTAGGATATTTTCAAATATAAGATTTTGAGAAAAAATTCGAGAACAAAAAATTCGCGATAAAGTCATATAAAAATAGTAGTAAAGTAAATATAATCTATATGACACAATCATGCGTCACATTCGTTACCTGTTATATGAATCTATATGACGAACCATTTGAGAACAAAGACGTAGAATGGCGCTTCGGGCATTTTCGTAAAATCGCGAGAACAGGGATTCAACTCTGTGTTTTTTGTAGTCCCGATAACGAGGCCTATTTAGAGAATTTCGCCAAAGAATTCCCCAATATCAAAATCATGAAGTATATCGCCATCCAGGATACATGGTCATATAAATTGGTTTCTATGTTGAAGGCCGATGGCCCCATCGAACTACCCGCCCATCGGAATGAACCGAAGGATACCGTGGAATATATCTGTATGATGCATTCCAAAGTCGAATTTCTCAATACGGCGATTGCAGCGGACCCCTTCGGGTCCAGCCATTTCGCCTGGATCGATTTCAATGTCGCCTATATTTTCAAGGATAATGCCTATGTGGAAGAATACTTGCGCGTCCTAGCCCAGCGGACTTTCGTGGCCGATTTTCTCGCCATCCCCGGGTGTTGGGAGAAACAGAAACCGGAGACATGCCTCCTGGATAATATCTGCTGGCGCTTCTGCGGCGGATTCTTCATCGGTTCGAAAGACCGGGTTCAAGATTTCCACGCCAAATACGTCGAATTCTTCCCCATGTTCTTGGAGACCCATCGGAAACTCATATGGGAAGTCAATTTCTGGGCATGGCTAGAGACCAATACGGATTGGTCGCCCACATGGTTCAAAGGCGATCATAATGATAGTATCATCCAGATCACGACGGATATCTGTAATCGATGTCTATATGACACTACGTACCAGAAAACGTCGTATTTCTATCCGCCGGTAGAGACCTACGAGGCATCCTCCGCATCCCATGTCATATATCGCGGCCAGCATATCTTGAATACCCGATATGTGAACTATTGGTACCGCCCCTCGGGTCATTGCAATATCCTACACCCCCATAATTGGATTATCAGTAAGAATTTCCATTCGGTTCTCGCATTCGACCAGGATACGAAGACCCTGGAACCCACCGATTTCGTCGAGATGGATGATTCTACTATAGGACTCAAAACCCACGATGCCTGCTTCTTCGGTTTAGAAGATATCCGGCTATATGTTCTCAATGATGTATTAAGGTTCATTTGTACGAATATTAATTATTCTCCTACGGGACGTAACCGTATGATTACTGGGCGGTATCATATAGAATCCGCGACATATTCGGAATGCCGGGTCCTACACCCGCCGAATACGGATAGTTGGTGTGAGAAGAATTGGATACCTCTGATTCGTAAACACGATGGTGCAGAGGAAGAAGAATTCTTCATATATAAATGGTGGCCATTCGAAGTAGGGAAGGTGAATCGAGAGAAAGACCAATTGGAAATCGTATTGTCCTATAAATTGAATTCGCCACTCTTTATGAAGGTCCGGGGTTCGACGGCTTTCGTAGAGACGGAGGAGGGATTAGTAGGTTTAGTACATTATAGCGAGGATACGCTACCTAGGCACTATTATCATATAATGGTTCTATTGGACAAGGCGACGTTTCAGCCATTGAAATATAGCGATATTTTCTGTTTCGAGAAAATCGGGATCGAATTTTGTATAGGGTTCTGGTATTCAGAGGGGGAATATCATTTCTGGATTTCTAGGATGGACCGGGATCCACTTTATTTGAAGATGGACAGGGATGCATTACCATTGAAGTTCGATTTTTCTATTTTATAGGTTTATATAGTATAGATTAATGAGTACTAATTATTCTACAATAACTGGCACTAAAAATGTTGACCAACTCATTGAAAAAGGTTTAAAAGTAGAAAATAATAAAATAGGTATAGAAAAAAATACACATTTTAATAGTCGATATGAAGATATTAATAAATTAGAAAATAAATATATTCAACAAGAAGAAAGTGTTCGACAAGCAAATGCAGAACAGAAAAAAGAAAGAGAAGAAGTTGAAAGATTAGAAAAACAAAAAGAAGAAAAAAAACAACAAGAGAAAGAATTAGAACAAGATTCAAAAGATAAATTAAGATATTTGAATTGTAAAGAATTAGTATCTAGTGATGTTAACATATTACAAAGTATACAAGAAAATTTAAATATATTAATTGAAGAATTAGGTTTAAATGTTGTTATAGATGATTATATAGAATCTTTTTTTAAAAAAGCTGATAAAGATTTTTATAAATATTATGGAGAACAAATAAAAGAATTTAATACAAAATTATTAGGTTTTAAAACTTTCATTGATTTTGAAA